CCAGCATTACCTTGTGAACATGGACCAGCTGAACCACCAGCTTTTCCCCAGCCACCGCCGCCGCCAGATCCACCTGGCTTACCAACTGCTGGTCCTGGAGTTGGAGGAGCTTGAGAAGGACCTCTTGCATCAGTTCCTCCGCCACCGCCGCCAGTTGAAGTTATACAAAAACCTACTGAATTAGTTCCTGAACCTGCACATGAACCACCTCCTGGGGGAGCAACACCTGCTGCACCTCCACCACCAACTGTAATTGGATAATCTGTGCCACCTGTAACAGTCGCACCACAAGAACTTAAATAACCACCTGCTCCACCACCACCTCCAGATCCGCCTCCGCCACCGCCACCGCCGACGACTAAAACATCTACTTTTGTAGTTCCTGGTTGTGTTGTAAAAGTTGAAGTTGATTTTACTTGAGTAACTTTATCACCACCACTAGAGATCACATTACAAGGTCCAATTATTCCGCCATTGCCAGCCATAATTTAAACCTCCTACGCGTCGTCTATAACTTCATATGATATTACGAGATCTAGATCTGATGCTACACTTGCTCCACCTTTAAGTACATCTGCTTCCATTAAATATATTGGAGTGTCCAATACAACTAATGTAGCATCCGCTGGTACTGAAACTGTTTTTGCTAAAAAGAAAGTTCCTGAAGTGTCGAAGTTTGTAACACCTGCTGATGTGAAGTTAGACTTTACGATTGATAATGATAAATCTGCTGCATTCGTTCCGTCAACGTTTGCGCATGTAATTCTATTAATTTTTAAAAGTTTATCTGTTGATACAGTTAATAATGTTGTAGTCGTAGTAGCTGTTAAGTTAAAACCTACCGACTCTCCGTGAATACTTGTTACTGATACTATATTTGGATTTGCCATAATTTATTCCTTTTAACCAAAAACAATTGCCATTGCAATAGCTTTTCCTGTTGATATACCAAAACTTGAGGTTGATGTCCACCCCAATGTTCCAGACCCATCTGTAGTTACTAGAGCCGTACTTGAAGCACCTACTGCGTTTGGAAGTGTTATTGTATAAGAACTTCCGACTGTTGCAGGGGCATCTATTCCTACATATTCACCACCTGAATTATCTCCTAATCTTAGATCACCTTCTGCTCCAATAAAAAGGTTACTACCATCCCATGTTAAATTAGCTGATCCACCTAAAGCTCCCGAGTTATTAAATTGAACTTGTGTATTAGAGCCACCAGCATCTGTAAGACCGGAAACTTCTGCAAGATCTGGATTAGTTCCGTCATTAGCAGTTGCATAAATAATTTTCCAACCTTTATCACTAGCTGTCCAAGTAACACTGTCACCTGATCCACTAGCGTATTTAAATTGTACTGTATATGATCCACTTGTACTGTTTTTTATAAAATAAAAATTTTCTACGTCTAAAGGAATTGTTACAATTTTATTTCCTGCAATTGTTTGAGGAGATTCTGCACCTAATATAATTACTCTTGTTGCAAGAGTTGCTCCAGTAGATCCATCTGATACAGCAAGAGCTGTTGTGTTAGCTCCTGTACCAGCAGCATTTAAAGTTTGTACTTTATAACCACCAGAGATCTGCTCAAAAATATTTAAATTAGTATTAGTTTTTGTACCCCATGTACCGGCATTTTCACCGGTTGCCATTAATTCAACACCTAAGGGTGTATAAGTTGAAGCCATAATATTTTCTCCTAAGCCGCGTGTGTTACATCTGTATACGACGTATTTCCGCTTACGTCAACATCAGAATAACTTGCACTATTTGTTTTATTAACCGCACTATAACTTGTATTTCCGGTAATATCAATATCTTGATATCCTAATACATTAATTTCTCCAACTGCCGAAGTAGCTACTTGTCCCAAACCAACTAAACTAGCATTGGTTGTTTGAACCGTTGTTAAAGTCCCTACAGCTGTTGTAGCTGATTGACCAGCTAAAAGTGCTGGAGTTATATTTGAAATAGTTAAAGAACCTACAGCACTTGTCGCAGCAACGCCTGTTAGATCTACTACAGGGTTAGATGAAATTGAGATTGAACCAACTGCTGTTTGAGCTGCAGATGGAGCAGTTATACCCATTACATCTGCCGGAGATATGCTTCCTACTGCACTTGTAGCTGATAATCCTGAAAGACCTACTGAATGATCATCTTCTGTTAATAAACCTACACTTGCTGTTAGACTTAACCCGGATAATGTAAGTGTATGATCAGAAATTGCAGTTAAACTTCCTACTGCACTTGTAGCTGATAAACCAGATAAACCTACAACATCTGCTGCTGTAAGTGTTCCAACACTAGTAGTTGCAGAAAGACCTGTTAAATTAAATACTGCCGACTCAACAGTGCCCCAACCATTTTCACCCCAGTCAAGTGTACCCCAACCAGGTTTTATTTCTGCGGTTAATGATCCAAGAGCAGTTGATAATGATAAACCTGTAAGTGTAATAATAGGTGTGTCACCCCAAGATTGATAACCCCAAGTTCTACGTCCCCATCCAGTTTCAATTATATTTGTATCACCCCAGTCAGCTTGTCCAAAATAAGAACGACCCCAACCATCAGTATTAGCTTCACCACCCATACCCGAGTGATTAGTACAATAATAATATAAAGTTGATGGTGCGCCTGCAGCTACTTCAATTTGAGTATATGCTCCAGAGTTCCCCGGTACACCTGATGCTGTTACACCAGTAGTATAAGGAGTTGAATTTCCGCTGTCGCTTGAAAATCTTAAAGGATGATTTAAATTAGTATTATCTGATTGATCAAATTTATAAGTAAGACCTGCTCCGATCATTACGGTGTCTTGTTGAACACCATCGATGTAGTATTTACCACCAGCGACTGTTACGGTGAATGTCTGAGCTATTGACATAAGGACTTTCTCCTTATGCTATCTGAACGATTGCGTTACCTGCTGTTTGTGCTGGGAATTGAACTGTAAATGTTCCACTTGTTACAGTTTTGTCTGCACCAAAATTAACGGCACATACAGCTCTGTTTGTTGTGAATCCTGTTACTGCAGTTGAGTTATAAATTAAGCAACCTCTTGCTGTAAAAGAAGCTGATGTCCAACTAATGTCATTAAATTTAACGCACGCTGTGTCTCCAGATAAAACTGGATCTGCAGAAGCTGTTAAACTTTTTCCACCTGTTGTGTATCCAGATGAAGTTGAAGTTACTTCATAAGTATTTGTTGGATCTGCTGTACCATCTGCTGGTGCAGTGTAGGCTGTAGTTGATTTACTTAGTGTTGCTGAGTTGCTAGAATATAATGCAATTTTAAACGTATTACCTGTAGGAGCACCACTTGAATCATTAAAGTTATGACCACCTTGTAAGATCTCTACTTTAAATGAGTTTGCTATTGCCGATGTTATTGCCATAATTTTTTCTCCTTATTACGGAGACGGGGACTTAACTGGTATTCTAACTGTACCATCAGTGTAGTCGTCTCGTCTTCGTCTTCCAAGTTGCATTCCTGCAAACTGTTGTACTGCATTTTTATATCTATTTTCATAGTAAGTCAACATATCAGTCGGACCTTTTAAATATCCAAAAGCTTCTACAAGACATGCATATAAAAGGCCTTGTGGAAAATATGTGCTTAAATAAGTATTGTTATTAAAACCAGTACCAGATCCAAGACCGTTTGGCATTTTATTGTAATATATTCTAAATTTGTAATTAGCGTCAGGTGTAGGGGCTAGATACATACCTCCTGATGAAGTGTCTGTAGTATTATCTGCACCACCAAACATTGCATAATATTTAGGAAACCCAGTGACTGAATTAGTAGTATCTGTAGGAGATTGTATTTCTCCTTCAGGTCCAAATTTTCTATCTACAAATTCTGATAAATAAGTTTGATCTTTTTTCTCTAACCATTTTCCATTACCTTCAGTATTAGCTGTAGATTCAAAGACTTCAACTCCTCTTACAAAAAGACATCCTGCTGGTGCATTAATTGTATTATCGTTTGCAGCTAATGTACCCTCTTGAACAAATCTACCAGAGTCCATAGGTAGTTCTTGATAGATCCTAAATTCAGCAGCCATTATAATACCATCTACAATAGTAGTTGTTAAAACATCTGAACTAACTTCAGTATAATCTCTTATCGCTGTAGTTAATGTACTATAATCGTATTTTTTAACTCCTGACATTATAAACTCTCTATGTTAAGGGGACTAATAACACAATTAAATCCTCCTCCTGTTGCTGTTTCTGTCGCGGCACTAGGTAAAGTTATTGTAAAACTATTATACTCAGTAACCGTGGTGTTAGCATCGTTAACATAACTTGTTGATACTAAAGAAGCAACCTTAAATGATCCAAATACTGTCGCCCCAGAAGTATGAGACCCCGCTGTTGTTGCAGGTGGGGTAAAACCTCTGTAAGGAGCAGCCGTTCCACGCGTGCATCCTGTTAGTTGATTTGAAGATCTTCCTGTATATTGAATTACTTCATTTACATAATCTCCATCAGTGTTAATTTTTTCAATCATAATAAATCCAGCTGTTGGAAAATTAGATCCATCAGTTAAATTAATTGTTGTAGCAGTGTCAGTAATGTCCGCAGCTAAAGTAGTTTGTAATTGAAATTTAGCGATTGACACTCCGCCAACTGCTTCTTTAACTGAAGTAAATCTTAACACGTCGTCTACTTGTAGTTGACTATTTTCAAAGGCTACTGTCAAAGTTGTATTTGATGCAGTTGTAAAAGGATTAAAAGGTAAAAAATCTTGAGTTGCAAATTCTGTTCTAGCTGGCCTTGCTCTTTGTAAAGCTTGTGGGTCAGCACTTGTAGGTTTAGGATCTAATTG